TAGCACTTGCAGCAAGATTAGTGACAACTGCTAATGCAAAGAATTTAAGTCAAAGGATTGAGCAAATGGAAGCCGCTTTAGATGCTTATGATAACGAGATACTTTCTTTAAGCAATGACCGCTAACGTTTTGCAGATACACGCTGTGAGCGTTGGATTGAGGGATGGAAAATAGCGTGTATGTGCTGTTATACGCTGCCTTTATTACTAATTTAAAAAACAAAAAATATGAACGCAAAAGAAAGAGCAAAAGAGATTTACTGTAAATACACAGAGATTCTTAACATAAGAGATTTGCAAACAACTGCTAATCCATTTGCCAAACAATGTGCATTGATAGCAGTTGATGAAATATTAAATTCAAGACCATTAGACCCAAACTATGTTGATTGGGATGATTGTGGAGCGACACATCAATATTGGTATGAAGCACAAAAAGAAGAAGCACTTGAATTTTGGAATAATGTCAAGTCGGAGTTGCAGTCTTTGTAAGGTTGCGTATAACGCAAAGATTGGCGCAGTTTCAATTGCGCTAATCGACCGTTAACAGCCCGTTTTAATGGGCTATGCAGCTAACTTATCCTGAATCTTTTTCGGCAAATCGCTTAGTTTTTGATAGCCTTCATTAATAGCCCTTCGTATATCCTCAATCGGCACTCTATCAACAGGTACGGCCATTAGTATATGGTTGCAGTTATAACCACCCAAGTAAGCGAAAATCGTAATGGGATTAGTGTTTCTGTTTTTGCCCTGCCAACTTTCACCCGCCCACGAGCGTACTTCGTTTTCGTGAAAGTAACCGCCCTGTCTTTTTAAGCAAAACGGCCTTGTCGTATCCATGTTTGCGCCCGAATACCGATACCATTTAATACCGAATGTCTTATTTATGTTTTCCGAATACACACGGTTCTGAACGGCAAACGCATCTTTGGCATTTTGCCGGCCATATCTTAATAGCACACCGTCAACATCGGCATTCCCGACTGTTGAAGTCCTGACCGCCTTAACCACGTCCGAAAATTTGCTCCCCGTTGCGATGCTCGTTTCGATTGCTGCCGTAAATTCAGCCTTATAGGCATTAACAGCCCCTTCGCCCATAACACGCAAAGCCGCTGACCTTGTGTTATTGAACACAATATCAAACTGGCCTAAATCGGCATCGTCCAATATAAGCCTATACAGCGTATCGGTTGCCGCCCGTTGTTCGGCCATGTCAAGCCCGTACTTTCTTAGCGCATTACGGTATCCTGACTGGTACGTTATATCTTCAAGTTTGCGTGTTATGTCGTTTGTGATTGCAAAGTTGTTGCCGTTTGGCAGCACGTTTCCGAACTCGTCTAACTCCAAGTCGTCAAGCATTGGCAAAACTTCTTCAAGTATGCGCTTTTCAATTTTATTTACCGCATTAATAAAGTTGTCCGGGTACTTGTCCAGTCCTTCAGTTATTTTTTTTACGCTGCTTTCGTAACTCATTTTCTGTAACCCGTTCTAAATGGTTGTTGGTACGGCACTACCAATGCCGTTATTTTTTGCAGCGAAGTATCCTCGCTTGATTGCTGCTCAAAAGAATCTATACATACATATCTTTTGCCGCCAATCTGAACATCTGAATGTCTGAGTGCAACATGAATGGCATTGGCTAAGTATGGCGGTATATACCCGGTTACAAATTCCTGAATATTGTCCAATTTTGAATAAATGGCCTCGGTCGTTCCGGTAGTGTCCAGGTTAACAACTAAATCAGTATCCCTAACCTTTGAATTTCGTAGCTTGCCGCAAACGTTTATGAAGTTTCTAAAATCCGAATCATGCTCATACTCGAATCCGAATGAGTTTACATCGTTTCGGTAACTGATTGAAACCTCGCATTCATCAGGCGTGCATACGCATAGTTTTTCCGTTATTGCCAAATCCTCATATTGGGTTTCGGTATATTTTACGGTCAAATTGTCAAGTTCGAGTGTGGTTGTGCCGCTTGCAATCAACTTGAATGCCCCCGTACAATCGGCCGGGCTTGTTACTTCAATTGAGTAATTGCCCGTTCCCGTTATATTCACACCCTGTTGCTCGCCGAATACATCTATAACAATGTCGCCGCCCGTGTAGGCCGTTACCTCAAATTGAATTTCATACTCAACTCCACACAATGCAGGGCAGTTCAATTCACCTACATACTCGGCATATTCACCATTTGAGGCCGCTTTAAATTGGAGTGTATTATTACTTGCGTTTCTTTCAATTGTGGCAGGGTCGCTGCTTTCCCAGCCGTTGAAACTCTCAAACGTCCCGTTTTGGATTATATTTAATTCAGTACACGGGTAAGCCCTTTGCAAAGACCAATAAAAACATTGGCATTCGTTGAATAAAGATAAATATTGCACCGGGTTATCAAACGTCAAAACACCTGATTTCAAAGCGTCCGCATTAAAAGAGGACAATGTAAGTGGGAAAGAAAATAAGCCCGTTAAATCACCGCTCATAATGCTGATTGTGTAATCTGTCAATAATTTATAACCCTCAAACCGGTCAACTTCCAAGCACCCTATGAAGTTTTGCGCCGCCGAACTTTCAAACGTTATACTCGTTCCGTTGCTTACACCGTAGAACTCATGTAATCCGTTTGCGGATAAAGTTCCCACGCTGTTTGTCCCAAACTTAACCGTTAATTCACCGCCCTGATAATTTCTTACATACACGGCTACATAATAAGCGGTATTATTGTTTATGGATAACGGTAGTGAAATGCTATTCAACGAAGCGGCCGAAGGTCTGCAAAAGGAAAGCCCGTATGTATGTAAGTTGGTAACGTTCCATCCTCCCGTAGTTGTATAACTGAAAAGATTAACGGTTTGGCCTATAAGAAAAATATCATCGCTAACACTCACTATATTTCCAGAATCAATGCCTGTTATATATGTGCTTGCGCCGGTAGACGCATTATATAACAAGCCGCCAACCGTTGCGGCCGTTCCTATTCCTGTGGCCTCACACTTGCCTGCTGTTGTTGCCGTTGTTACGGCTATAAATATGGCATCGGTAGCCATAATCTGGCCTGGTATCATAGCCGGCCTGAATTGCAAGTTTGTTATATCGGTGAAATAAACCTTCCGACAATATCCCTCATCATGTTCACCGCATGATTTTCTGAATGTTTCAAAATCGGTTCCCCCAAAATCAGAAAACGGCATCCAGCCTAAAGGGTCATTTGGGATTACTTCTATGTTTGGGCGAAATGGCATTTTTTGTAATAATTAGCCCCAAATTTAAGGAAAAAATTAATGATTTATGCCTTTGCTTATAATCCATTTGAGCCGCAAGTAAATATCGGCTGTTTAAAAAAGCCCCGAACTTAATCCCGTAAATGATTGAACCATTGTACTTGAACTGCGCTCCGATTGCAGGGCTGTTTTTGCCTTTCTCGGTCTTGTAAAGTAATTCAGCACCCACAAACGGGCGAAGTTTTGAATCAATAAACGCACCGCCGTTAGCTGACAGGAAAAGCCTGTTTTCAAATGAGTACACGCCGCCAAAATTAATCGTATTTACTACTCGCTTTTCTTTTGGGCTGTAACCGTTTTCGGTCGATATTGATACCCCGCCGCCGTGCTGTGCGTTTAGCCCTATTGTTGCGGCCAAAAGGAAAGCCGTTAAAATTGTCTTTGTCATACGTTCCTTAGTTTTAATGTCATGTCGCCCTCTCCTGTGGCGATATTTCTTTTAAGTTCAAGAACCTTGCCGGTATAGTTTCGGAAGTCGTTTTTTAACAAAATGTCCGGGAACTGCTGACTGGTGATTTGCTCGGCAATGCCTGAATTAAGTGGTATTTTGCAATCAAGAATGAAATTTGCGCCGGCACATGATAAATCCCGGAAAGCCTTGTATGAATTGCTTGTTATCTTAATGTAACTCCCCGGCATAAACTTTCCAAAACTACTTGCCGCCCCCGTACCGCCGTTAATGAACCAAGCCGTGTCCGGATTCCAGTCGTCATAAATAGCCTCATAAGTAATCGTATCGCCTACATTCCAGTTACACTCTGCATACTCATAGAATTGGCCTACTGTTGGAGTTCCTAAAGTCATAAAATCACCGCCCGGCAACGTTCGCCACTCATTAGGGTCAAGTGGGGTAAGTGTTGCCGGCCTCATTGATAGGTTGGCCGTTCCACTCGGTGTTAAATTGTCGGCAGGATCAAAATAAATAATCAGCTTTATCTCAATTGTGATTGCATTGGTGTACGGGAAAAGGTGAAAAATATCTGAGCCGTTAAAATACTTGCCGGCTTCATTTGGAACTGATAAGGCTATTGTAGTTCCAAATGCTGACGAAAGGCCATCATTTATATCATTCGGAATCCACTCGCTATACCCATCATTCTGCGATTCTGGAAAAGTAAAACAGTACGTTTGCAGCCATCGTTTCAATTGCTCTACGGTCGTAATGTCTGGATTAAGCAAAGGACTGCCATCAACTATGTTACTATACCATTGTGTTGAGGGATTGCCAACCAAAAAAATACGCTCCACATACGTTCTTTCGGTCGTGTTTAACGCATCCGAAATAGTGTTTGTATCATAACATACCTCCGTAGTTATAAGACTTATCCGTGTACGTTTGGCGCAATTTGAATTGGGACTGATGTTTGATGTGAAATGAGCCGCCCATGCAGTAGCCAATGAAGGACGAAACCAAGTTGAACCCGAATTGGCCTGAGTGCTTAACGCTTCAATGCTCCCAAATTCAAATTCAGCCCGGCTTAATTCTTCATTAATTTTCAGCTTTATTTCATTACCTCCATCCAACTCCGTTAAAGTGGCATTTGTATTAAAAAAGGTGTACGGCTCTAACTTAATTACGGGCTGACCGCCTGACCTTATTACTATCCAACGCAAATTCCAAATCTTACACAAGTCGGTCAATATTCCTTTCAGCGTGCCTTGTGGAATTGAAAAATCAAGCCCGAAAAGCACGTTGCCGCCCGTGAAAAAATAGTTGTTTGCGGGTGCGCTGTTCAGAAATGAACTTTCCAAGCCTACCGAATTATCGGTTATGTACTTTATGCAGTATTCAAGCAAATCAAATTGTGAAACTACCCCTACGTTTGTCCTTGTTACCCCGTTATGGTCTGTTATATCCATTAATGAGGATGCAAGGGTAATCGGTTCACCGTTCTTGGTTGCCGTGCTTGTAAAGTCAATCTTTAAATCAAAGTAGTTGGATATTTTGGCAATAACTGAATCGTCTACAATCGTACATCGTGCTATACGCCTGTCAATGTCAAACTCAATATCGTTAACGTAAATCAATCCTTTATAAAGGGTTTCAAAGTGAGTGGAATCGCCTTCGCTTTCAAGAATGTCAACATCAAAAAAATTGCAAGTGCCAGAACTGAATGAATCGTATAACGTACCGAAGTCAGCACCGAAGAACTCTACCGATCCGGTATACTCACGCAAATACCCAAATAAATCCTCATTATAATAGAATGAATCAATAATGCCGTCCAGACCTTTTGGCTGGTTTGCCGGCTCGTTTCCGTTCAATAATAGTTTAAGCATTGTACAGGCTTCTTGAGTTTCTTTTTGCACGGCTGTTGGCCGCTATTTCTTTTAGATACTTATTACCCTCACGGGCGGCGGCATACAATCGCAAGTCGTCAAATGCTGATGAACTTGTTATACTTTCGGCCATTTGTTCACGCATTTTTGCAGCCCGCTTTTCTTCATTTTTGATAATTTGGGGAGCGACAAAGTTTTTAATTAAATAATCGTCAAGTTTGCCAGCTATCCATGCCGATGCCATGCCCGGGTATTTGGCATTTTTGTCAGTTGGTATAATTGCCTCCCCTTCATTAGCCATAATCGGGATAGTGTCTACCCCAGATTTGTTTTTGCCCCTCTTTAGGTATGGTGTTCCGTCCTTATATCCCGGTGCCGGCGGCGGTGGTGTACTTGCTATGATAGCAATTTGTGCCGCCCCTGTTGCCGCTGCTACTGCTGCTGTCAATGGGCCGAGTACTATACCGGCCGGCCCGCCTGCCTGTAACCCTGCCGCAAGTCCGGCTATTACCGCTTGCGCTGTCTGAACCACTGCATTTGTTATTTGCAAGGCTTGGTTTGTCTTGAACGCCTTTAACTGCAACTCATACTCTTTACGGGCTGCGTTCTTTTTAATGGCCTCGATTTTATCTTCTTTTTCTTTTTGGGAAATTAAAGACTTGTTGACTGCGTTTATTTCTTCTTCGGTCTGGATTGCTAAGTTATCCGACTGCCTTTGTTGTAATTGCTGCAAAAGGCCGCCGATTTGGTTTACCGTGTTGCCTATAAATTGCGCTATATCATTGGCCGTGTTATACAGTTCAAGTTGCGCTGCTATCGCATCATCGCCGTTTTTCTTTATTTTTTCATTTTGTTTTGCGTATAAATCCATTATGAATTTATGAGCACCTTCTGCTGAAGCCATAACCTGTTTGTCGGCATCTGTTTCTGATTTTACCCGCTTTTCGGCCTCTGTTTCAAAATCAAATCCAACTACGTCAATCTGGGCTTCTACCGGAGTTTGTTCACCTTCTTTCAATCGGTCAAAAATCAGCTTAATATCTTTCAGCTTCTTTTCAAGTGCATTAATCCTGTCAATATCCCGCTGTGGAACTATGCCGCCTTTAGCGATTATATTGATAGTACTTTCCGTTAATGCCTTCAACTCTTTGTTTAATGCCTCATAATAGCTGATTTTTTTAGGCAGTTCTTTGTTTTCTTCTTTGTCCAAATCTAATTTAGCACGCTGAACCTTTACATATTGGTCGAACTTTTCCCGTGTTACATCAACACCTTTGGCCGCCGCAAGTCTTTGCAAATTTTCATAGAACAAGTCAAGTTCTTCGCCGCCTTTTTCAACCGCCGAATTAAACAGCTTCATGCGTGTTTCCAGTAAAAATGCCGATTGAGCCGCCTCGGTTGCTTCGGTGTTGAATAAGCCTAAGTTCTCATAAATGCCCGTTTTTTCAGCTATGGTATCGTATACGCCTATTAGCGGATTTGCATAAGTAAGAATGTCAATGAACCCTCTTGCCATATCTTCAAGACCTTCGGAAAAATTACCATCAAAGAAGTTCATAAACGCTTTTCGCACGTTACTTATAGCATTAGCCATGTTAACTATTGGATTAATCCCCAAAACATCAACATCGTTCCCGAACTTCAAGAACTTTTCTCCGGCACTCTCTAAACTTCCCGTGAATAAATCGTTAAACCCGCCTACCAAAGCATTAACGGTAGGCAATAGCTTTTGCCCTATTTCGGCTTTTAAATTAGTGATATTTGCGGTCAATATCCTCTGCTGATTAGCCAATGAGGCCGATGTATTTATCGCATCACCCTGTGCTATCCTTGTCTGCTCCCATATTACGGCATTGGCGGCCAGTACCTTGTTTTGTGGCGTTAACGCTTCTTTAGTCGTTTTTATTAACTGCATTTCTACGGCCTTTTGGCGCAATGTAGCATCGTCAAGTAATACCCCGTACTTCCTTATCGGCTCATTCTCTCCCCGTAATGCCGCCCCTAATGCAAGTATCGCTTCTTCGGGCGTGGTGTCATAAAACGATGCTAAGTCTGATGCTAAACCTGCATTGGCGATTGAGAATTTAGCCAGTTCATCACCCGTTAACCCCGCAGATTTGCCAAATATCCCAAATGTGGATGCCGCATTTTTTGCCGCCAATTCTGACTGGCCTATGCTTGCCGCCCCTTTTGCGAAGTCGTCAACAAGGTTTTTTGAACCTCCGAAAATAGCCTCTGTCTTTGTTTCAACTTCGCCCAATGCCGTTGCTGCCTCGACAGATTCTTTGGCGAAATTTATAACAGTTTCAACTCCAAACGCTATGCCGATTGCAGCACCCATTGAAGATGCGGCCGCCGCTATTGACTGAAACTGAGTACCTATACTCTTTGCATTTGTGGAAAGTTTAGAACCAGACATCTGAACCTTTTTGCCCAACTGGTCAGCCTCTTTCCCGGCACGGTCAATTGAAGCGGCGGTTTTTTTGAAGTCCTGTTGAACTTCGGCATTTGCCTTACCCGAAACGGCATCTATCTTATTAAGGTCGCCAATTATGGAATTAACGGACGCTTTGAATTGACCCGTTTTTAACTCATATTCAGCTATAATCTTTTCGCTCATTTTTTAAGCCTGAATTTAATTGCATTACAGTAGTCGTCTACCGTACATTTGTTCATAAAATGTTTAGACTTTGTTGCGTCCCCATCATTCAAATATAACAAATCTTCCTTTAAGTTGTCGCTGAACTTTCGGCACGCACCGACCCAAGAATGCTTCGATATGTCCTTAGACTTAACTCCACTTGCTCTTGGTGCTGCTCCCATAGCTGCTTTGACCTTGTCATTAACCCTTCCGCAGAAGGAAAGAATTGAATCAGCCCGCTTTTGATAAAAAAATCCTCATCGCCCCCCCACAGGCGGAACGCTTTTACTTTTTCTTCCTGTATAACAGGGTTTACCTCAAATACATTTTCGTCTTCCCTTACAATGGTTATGGCCGCAAGTTCTAAGAGTATATCCGGGTGAAACATCAGATTCTTTTGGCGGCTTTCAATTTCTTGGATAGCGAAAAAAGCGGTCTGAATGTTTGTTATTTTTTTCTTTTGCACGGTGGCGTTAACCCATTCGCCAAGACTTTCTTTGATAATCGAAAACAATAATTCGCTTTCTTCATCTGTAAGCCGCTTTGATAGCTTAATCAATAACAGGTTTAGGGCTTCGTACCGCTTCATCGGCAAATCCCCGCTATTAACGAATTTGAAGTATTTTTTACCATCCCGCTCAAAAACAAATTCAGTCAGTTCAAGCCATCTGTCTTTGGCAAGTTCCGCCTGAATCATTTTAATGTCCATAACAAACTTGTCATAGAACCAACGTATCATTTTTTTTTTCATTTCCTTAGTCTGTCAATTAAGTTATATACAATGCCGTTACCGGCAATGGCGCAAACAATAACAACAGGCCACGTTTTAAGACTTCCACCCATGTAGAAGTGAATCGCTGTACCGTGAATTGAAGCCATGCAGTAAACGCAGCCAATTAAAGGATAGTAGATAAGGGTAGGTAGTTTTTCACTTGCCCAATCGTCCACGCTCTCGAGAATCTTTCCCGCTTCGGTTGCTATGCGTATGCCGCTACACCATAAGCCGATTAATAACAGTTCAATCAGTATCATATTTCAATAGTTTGAATTTCACTCGATACGGGCACGCCCTCTCCATCAAAGACCTTTGAGAATGATAACGAAATGCAGTTGGCCGTAGTTTCGCCGACAAGTATATCCACATAATCACCAACCCAAACGGCAAAAATTGATACATCGTTAATGAAGTTTGGCAACTCGTTCAGTTCAATCGAAACAAGCCCGTTTTCATCGGATACAACTTCAATCTGCCGTGTTACGCCGCTATCGGTATTTTTGACAAATACAATGCACTCGGTATCCGGTTCAACTATGCCTATTTGAAGTTCGTTCGTTTCGTTTTCGCAGCCCGGGAAAGCTAAACATTTAGCCTTTAGGCATGTGTTACATAGGTTATTGCAGTTCATTTAGCAGCATTTAATTTTAATACATGAATCGTAATAGGATGCAGTGAAAGAAACGGTCATGTTGATATAACTCATATCATGCCCGGCCTTAATGTCAATGCCAGAAAATATATCAGGCAGCACATTATCAGCCCCAGTTGTATAACTTGACACAAAGGCACGAACGGCATTAACTCCAAATGTTGCACGGTTTGACTTTTTATTGTCAATTTGCAGCACATTCAGCAACTCGTTAATTAGTTCATCTTCGTTGGTACGTTTGACAATGCAGTAGAATTGAAGGTTAACGGAATATGTCATGTAACGGCTGTCGCCACGCTTACTCTCTCCTTCGGTTATACTTTCATCACCTTTCAAAAAAAAGGTTAGTCCGTTTTTGTAGTCGAAGTTCGTTACATATCGCAATGCATCGTTACCCTTGTACAACGCCGGGAAAGTTTTTGACCCCGTACCATCGCTTTTGGTTTCGGTTATCAACTCGGCCAGTCCATGCACGGAGGCAAAGATGTTTTTCTTTTCGAGTTGTTTCTGAAAATATGATGCTATGGCCGATTTCATTTTTTAACTTTGTTCTGCAAATATAAATCTACAACAGTAGAAATTGAATACAAATATAACAAAATGAACATCAAAGAGTATAATCGGCGGCTAAATTTATTCGCAAAAAAGATAGTTGACGCAACGCCAGTTTTCGAAGCCGTTTCAAATGTGGTTCGTGACCAAGTAATAAGGGTGTTTGAAAACGGAGGCATAACTGAATCAGGCGGTAAAATGCAATACAAGCCGGGCGAATTATGGGCAAGCAACAAGCCTGAATACACACCCAGAAGGAATACGCCAAGGGGCAAATTCAGCAACTCCCCGAAATTCAAGAACGGCAAGCAGCGCAAATCAACTTACTTTAAAGGGTATGCCGATTATAAGCTGGCAATCGGCCAGACTAAGCACGTTAACCTGTTTCTCTTTGGAAACCTTCAAAGGGCTTACGCATCTGGAATAAGAATCAAATCTAAGGGAGAAACTATATCGGTTGTTCACTCAATCGGCATTGATGCCAGCAACCCGGAAAAAAAGATTGAAGGATTGATGCAAAAGTACCCGTTTGCATTTAAGCCGATTAAGCGTGAAAAGCAAGCCTACTTTAAAGACTTGGAAGAAAGACTGGCCGAAGCACGGAGGGAAAGCGGGTTATAGTTAAATTGTGGAAGGTGCGTAAATGCTACAAAAAATGATAGGCCGCCAGCGACAAAACAAAAGCTGTTTTTGGAATAGTTTAACCAAGCCTTTTGATAAAATCACCGCTAAAAGCATTTAAATCATACCTTAGTGCATCGAGTAAGTCGGCTTGTTGCGTTACCTTCTTACGATTATCCTTTACTATCGTTCCATCAGGATTAGCCTTTACGAACTCGCAATCCCGAACCAACTCCCGGCACTCGGGATTAATCAGCACTTCATCATAGTTCTGGAATATGGCATTACACAACTCCCGGCTGTCCTTATGCCTCGGATTGGCTTTAGGTAACACAAGCTGCCTCGCTGAAATTCCAAGCCCCCGGACAATATCTGTCCAAATGTTTTCACCTACACGCTTCAAAACCGATTGCGCTCCGCCGCTTGCGTCCCCGGTTACCATAAACGCCTTGTTTCTCCATTGCATAGGGCAGTTTATCGAAATGGCCTCGCAGATAGCCTCAATATAAGTTCTTCCCACTACCTTATCAGGATCAAGAACCACCGTGCCGAAGTAATGGATATAACCGTGCCGCTTACCGGGTATTGAACCTCTGTGGGAAAGGGTGCATACAAACGGATTATTGTTGAAGTCAAAGGAAAGATATACTATTTGATTGGGTTGGTATACCGCCGATTCCGAAGTATGCTTATCCCTATTGAATGTGTACAGCCAGTTCAGGCCACTCATGGGCTTGCGCTCACATAGTACCTCACGGGCGAAAGTTAACTCATCCATTGTTGAACGTAACATTTCGATATATCCTTCGGGTAGGTTCTTTTGATTATCGTATGTCGTTCCAAAAACACCGGGCAATGCTTTATCGCCGTATGTAATCTCATCAATTTCTGGATTATCGGCCGGGGGCGTGTATGTGTACAGCGTTCTTGGTTTCTTACTGCCACTCATACGGCCTAAAACCGTATCCAAATCGTCCCGTGAACTGCTTTGGATTTCATCGCCCCATGCCCATCCAAATTCAGCACCCCGGTAAAATGATTCAAGTGAAAATGTCATTATTTGCGCCCCGTTCATAAATGACCAAATACCGCTATGGTCTTCGGGAAACTTTGATTTATAGCCAAAATACGGGTCTGGCCGTTTACCTACTACATAATGAGTGTCCTGAATTAACCCGTATGAAGCCAATACCGCTTTGAACTCCTTTAGGGTCATTTTAGCCAAAACGTTGTGGGTGGGTGCGAAAATTGCACCTACTTCATTCGGCCTATTGTATATGTTTTCAAGTGCAAAATGGCTGCCTGTTATGGTTTTCCCGCCACGAATCCCACCTACATACTTTACAACTGGATTGTCTTTTGTCAGGTCTATGGCCTCCTTTTGCCGCTTATGAAGTACAAACTGCTTATTCGTTTGGCTCATATTTTACCGTTAACGGTGGCATGGTTATTGGCTCTCCCTTTGTCGTTAAGTCAATTTTATCACCGTAAGTTTTTGGCTGCATCTTAGAAAGCATCCACTTGCGGGCATCAACACGCAATTTTGAACGGTTTACCCATTCCTTGTTTTCAACTTCCATCGGTGTGCCATCCTTGCCGACTATAACCATAGTGTCGTTTGTCCCATCGTCCGCAATAGCTAATATTTCTTCAAATATAGCATCTGCACGTTTTTCGCGCGCGCGGGCGTATTGCCCCGCAAGGTCTTTATCTTCTGCACACCAAGAATCAAAAGTAGTATCTGAAATAGGGTCGTTGTTTACCGTTGCTTTTTTCAGGCTCATGCCAGATGATACCCTTTCAATAATGATTTTGGCTATTTCGGCCTTTTCTTCCGGTGTCCTTTTCTTAGCCATACTTTACTAATTTGAAAGCAAATATACAAAAAAGGCGGCAACCCTAAAAGACATTCCCGATAACAACAGTATCTTTCCCAATTGCATCTAATAAAGGTATTGTTTCGCCATCTTCGGGATGTTTATAAACTGACACAAACATTCCATCTTGAAATTCCACAGTAGAAGAATAACCATCACAAACATATAATTGGTCGCCCTCATAAATCTCTTTGCCGTTTTTGTCCTTTAAGCCGGTGTATTGCATGAATATACAGGCTTCCTTTGATTTTAAAAGGTCGGCAAGCAATCCATATTCAAAGAGTGCTAATCTGTCAGGGTTAAGCATTTCATAAAGCGGTTCATCATTATCACCAAATGAAGTAACTGCCCATGCCCTAAATTTAATTTCTCTGTTCATTTTTTTTGTTTTTGATTGTTAATTAAAGGCGGCAGTCTTTAGGGACTGCCGCCGTATACACACCTACACTAATGGTTAATCCCTTCCAAGTAAAGCCTTTTGCATTAAAAACGAAGCATCAACACAAAGGCTGTTATACAGCACTTGAAGGGCTAAATGCATGTCTTTTTTCAAATCGTGTTCAGGATTATCCGGCTCAATTTCCCCAATATTTTTAAAAAGTTCATGCTTTTCAGCAATAGATGAATATTCTTCAGGGAAATAAAAATATACGTTTATCATACTATGAATTATTTGGTTTCCAAGTATCAACTTTCACGCTGTGGGTATTGCCCCTCTCATCAACCTGATGTAACGGCCATGCATCCAGTTTAACGTAGCGTTTGCCGTTTTTTGATGTCGTTATGTGTTCCTGTGGAATGTCGTCCAAACAGATGTTTAACTTTAGTCCCTGATTTACCGCTTTTGCACGGCCGCAATAGATTTTATTTTCCATTTTTAAATAATAATGATTCAACAATTTCGATTTTGATATGTACGATGTGGTAGGTTTCTTGGTCTTTTGACTTCACAATGTATAGCTTAGGTTTATCAAGTTCGCTGCTGTGAACTTCAATCAGCATTTTTTTGTTTATCCTCTTTGTTAAAGAGAAACCACCGTAACCCGTATTTTGCTTTTCGATTGAGCAGTTTAGTTCATACCGCTCAAATCCATTGTTTACGTACCATTGGTATAGTGCCATAATTAAGCCCTCCAAAATTTAAAGTTTTCGATGTCGGCATCATGTATTTCTGCAAGGCGGTATTTTGTTATGTCTAATGAAACCGCATTTTTAAAAAACCCTTCCCGCCAAATTTTTCTAAATATTTCTTTCCGTTTCTTGCTAAAAAAGTAATCCGCAAAGCCGCCCTTAATCATGTCTATGATTTTTCGGCATTGGCCTTCATTCAGTCCAGTCAGCTTCCGTAATCCATCCCTTCCGGGCATGGCATCGTTTGCTTTTAAATCAACGGCCAACAACAGGCCGTCTGCAAATGTGAATTTTTCCATTTCTTACAGTTTTTCTATTTCTTTTTTAGCCCAAACCTTAAATGCTTTGAACTTTTCAATGATTTCTGCCGCCGCTTCATTATCAACAGGGCTTGCAGCGATTTCAAATGATTCTACCCAAACATTCAACTGTTTTTTAATCGGTGCTTTTGCAAGTTTTTCGGCTTCTTTTCTGGCTTTTTCTTCCGCATCAATGCGAGCCTTTTCGGCGGCGGCTTCAGCTTCGGCTTTTGCTTTTAATTCAGCTTCAAGTCTGGCTTTTTCGGCGGCGGCTTTTTCAGCTTCTTTGCGTGCTGCTTCACGTTCAGCATTTAGTTTGGCTTCGGCTGCTTCACGCTCTTTTTTAGCCTTTTCTTCAATGGCTTTTCTTTCTGCTTCGGCTTTTGCCCTTTCTTCTGCAAGCTGCTTTTCTTTGGCTTCTGCTTCGGCTTTTAAACGCTCGTTATCAATCCTGATTCGCTCACGCTCTTCGGCCTCGGCCTTTTCTTTGGCAACTCTTTCTTCTTCGGCCTTCCGCTCGGCTTCAACTTTGGCCTCATGTTGCAGCTTAGCACCGTTAAGAACTTTGGTAAATTCTTCATCCGATATTGAACCAAAATCAATGCCAATAGGCACAAACTCCTGATACGGGTTAAGAATTTCAACACGGGAAAGCCTTAATTCTTCTTTTCGCTTGGCTTCCTGAATTTCAAAATGCTTTTCGATCTGCTCAAGATTTTCTTCCATCCTGATGTTTTCGGCCACTTCCATTCTTTTGATTGAATCCACGAACTGACCGCCCTTTAGAAAAAAATCTTTAGCGTTCTTGTGCCAAACTTCAATCCCTTTCGTTCGGTTATCCCGAATTTTAAGCCTAAGTTCACGGGCTGTTTTTGATGTCTGGACTTGATTTATGTCCATTTGAATAACATCATTGTACTGCTCGGCCAATACTTGTCGTTCTTGTTTGATTTGCGGCAAATTACCAAGTAATTCAGTAGCTTTTGACTGCTCTATGCCAAATTTTTGAGCTTCGGCCAACTCTTTGATTTCTGTCTTTTCCATTCTGTGTGTTTTTGTTTTACAAAGATATAAATTTGTTTTTAAAGTGCCAAAAAAATATTGAACATTACCGCCATTAAAACGGCGGATAACGGTCGATTGGAACAACTCCGCTGCGCTATGCTATACCAATCTTTGCGTTAGCCACAATTTTGAGGAACAACAAAATGAAGGCTATATTTTGAGCAAATCGCCTCAAACCATTTAAAGTCGCCTGAAAATGATTCGTAACCAATACCCCGTGTTCCGATTGAATATTTATCATTTGATTGCCACGCTTTTTTCACCTCTACTAAGTCCCATATCGGCTCTTCATATTCATCTGTGTAAACTAACCATGCTGGTATTCTATGCCCTTTGAAAATTAATTCATAAAGCAATTTGTAATCAGTAGATAACTGGAAGCCATTATTAATAAAACTGTGGCTAACAGCACCTATATTTGATTGCGGGTTTTGTGGTAAATCTGACATAATTTCTCGTATTAAAGTTTATATTTTATTGATACTGTGTTGCTTCGTATTCCGCAACCAAACATAGCTGCGGGCCGTTATCGGCAAGGCTATGACTGCTCCGAAACACGACTTTTCGTTTCAATATATTTTGCCATTTTTAAAATTTGCTCAACTGTTAAGTTGTAGTAAGTTTTGTTTTTGTCCCACCAAGGATTTTCTCCGCAGATATTGTTGTTTTTTGCCCAAGTTTCTGCTAATTCTGATTTTGATTTTTTTACCATTTTGATTAAAATTTGTAGAAGCCCAGCTGATAACAGCACCTAACCAAAATTGGCGGTGTAGTGCTGAAATGGACTATTGAGCTTCGATTATACATTTATTTAAGTTTGAAATTTTGTGTTTCAAAATCGCCAACTTCGGTTAGCTGCAAAACGTTAAAACAGATCATCCTTTTCGTAGAAATTCTTAAACGGTCTATGAATTTTTGGCAAGCCAAATATTCACAACCTGATGTTTTATTTTGTATTCTTCCCTGTTTACTCCTTCTGGGGTTATTTCTGCCAACATTTCGGCCATTTTGTTTTTCCCGATTTGACTTTTGGCATGCAATACCTTTATTTCTGCTTTTTCGGCCTCAATTTGGCGAAGTTTGGCCGATTCCCATAGTTCCGCATCAACTACTAAATGCTTTTGCCGTACAAGGGCTTTAAACAACAAATTGCCGTAATCGTGAAATTTACCTGAACGCTTGTAGCGGAGTTTTGACTGGGTTATAAACGCTTCATCTTCGGCTTTTACTTCGGCTTCTGTTTTGGTACCGGTACTCGGCAACTGCCTGTCTACGGGCTTAGGGTTTCTGATTAACTCCCTTGCGGCATAAGATTTCACATAACCCACAAGCCAACTGATAACCACAACGCTGCTGATTGTCATGTAATCCCCATATTCTTTGAAAGCCCCTTTTTTGAACGCTTCTTTCACATTTTCGGGGGTCATTCCTTTGGCGTTTTTGGCTATCCAGTCCATGCAATCATTGGCAATCAGGTTAACCGACATTTCGTTTGCCTTGTGGCCTACCCTTGTGTAAGCCAGTAGTATTTCGTTTTGGATTAACTCTTTCATAACTTATTTTGCTGCATTTTTTGGTAAAGTTCTAAATTCGCCTCAATCGGGCTAATGCTTTTGTTTTCTGATTTTTGGCCTTTAAAATAGCCGATTGTGTTGTTTAGCGTTGATTTCCAGTTTTTAATTTTTCGGCTCTTTTCGCCACCCGTTTTCCACCCGTTTTCCTTCCAAGCCTCATATTTCAGTATTATTTCGGTTCTGAAATCTTCTACATTCCGCTTGCCGATTTGGTAAAGTTTTTCATTGGCGAAGTTAATAAATTCATCCAATGTCGGAATTTCATCAAAATTTTCGGTTTTTTGTTCCTTTTCTTTTTTTATTAAATCTACATCTTTATTTTCATTTACAATTGCATTTGCAATTGCTTTATTGTTTAAGCGTTGCTTAAGGGTATCCTTAAGGGTATGCTTTGATATTTCTAAACTACTAAAGAAATCAATAGTTTCAGCCTTAGATGAAAAAGTAAAAAGTAGAGCTTTTGTGTCTTTTTCACCTAAAATTGCCTTAATTTTCTTTACTATTTGTCCAAATTTACCGTTATCAGACTGCGTTGTTTTGTAATTTTCACGCTGCTCAATGGTCAAAATCAGCTTTTCATTGTACCACCCCTTTGGGCATAGCTTAAACTTTGCTTGAAGGGTTGCTTGAAGGGTTGCTTCAGACACACCGGAACAGTACATAATAAGCCTTTTGGGTTCATCAGGGATATAGCCATTTTGATGCTGATATATAAGAAGGTCAATATAGCAAGCCCTTTCTTCAGGCAGCATCATTCGTGTGCCTTCGTAAAAGTCTTTTGAATAAAAAAGGAATGCCGGGTCTTTCATGTATATAAAAATCTTTATTCGTGAAATTTATTTTCTGTTTTTAACTCTGAAAGCAACTCTGACAGCGTTTTTTTTATAAAAGGATCATTCATCAGCATTTTTGCCGTTCTAAGGCTAAGGTATGCGCTTTTTCCCGCCATGCCTATATGGGCTATCGCCATGTCAATATTAATTGATAGCTGATTACAGGCCAAAATATAAACCTTTCTTAAGTCTGAATGATAACGGTCTTTAGTCCTGTTTTCGGAAAAGTTGATATTAGTGCCAAACTTAGCTTCTAAAATTCGCCTAATGCCGTAGTAATTGACTTTCCCAATCCTATTGCTGACTATTGGCTCAAATGCGGTGAATACTTCCATGTTCCTAGTCTTTTGGTAAGGTTTCGGCCACCTTTTTAAGTTTTTCAATAAGTTCAATAGCTTCTGAGCGGGTAAAATGCAAGAGTATTAATGTATCAGAATCTTGTGTTGCGACAGTTATCTTATCCTTGTCAAATACATGGTTGATAATATCAACCTGAAACTCACCACCTCCGGCAATTACTCTTTCTTTTAATCTGTTTGCCATAAAAAATAAAACCCCGTACCAATTACCCGGGCCAGCGGAATAATCAATACGGGGTGTGCTTTAAATTAGCTTTATCGTATCTGGGTATCTGGCCTTACCCCTGTCAATCTCAAAAAGAACTATGCAAATATAATCATTTTTTTTAAAACAAAGAAGGGTGCTGCTTAGAAATTTCGGTTTTTGCATATCCAAGTTCTTTTATTTCATTCTTTTCAAGTAGATTTTGATTTCGCCACTTTTCTGCAGACCGGTGAAAATCCTTTTTAATTTCAAACCCAAAGCCTTTACGCCCTGTATTGTCTGCCGCAATTATACTTGAACCGCTGCCGGCACAAGGGTCAATTACCACATCGCCTGGGTCTGTAAATAATTCAATAAGCCTTTCAAGTAGTTCTACCGGCTTTTGCGTTGGGTGTATTTTTTCATATTTACTTTCCCTCGGCCAGTCCATGCAGTTAAATACCATTTTCCCGTTATTGTTGAATTTTGGCAGCCTATCACGGTAAAGTAATAGCCCATATTCGCAATTCCCGACTATCTTCATGTTAGCCTTCAGTACCTGAGCCGAAAAGTTTTTTCGGAAAACCAAATTTATGTAGTTGTTAAGGCCATACCTTTTGGCAAGTTCAATCAAATACATCTGTTGGTCAAAGGCGCAAAAAACAACCATACAAGGTGCGCTGCTTTTTTCTCTCTTTACGGGTTCGCCTTCGGTTTGCTCTTTTTTGTCTTTTTTTGGCTCAGACTTTAACATTTGGCTGCAAAAGTGCATAAACTCGGCCGGCCTAAAATCTTTGTCGGTATCGAAAAACTCCTTCCCGGCCAATTCCGATTCCCCGTTTGAATTGTCGCCGTCCTTATACCATGCCGGGTTACTTGCATAGGCATTGTTTCCCAAATTATACGGTATATCCGCTATGATTAATTGTGCTTTAGGTATCTGATACCTTTTGAAGTTTTGGAAGTGGTCGTGTACTATCATAATCAATTTTCCGGTATAAAAAACGTCCAGTGAAAAATTTTTAAGCCTAAGTTTGAAGCTAAATTATACTCAATTTGCGCTCCCCGGCTTTCTCGGTAATTATCCAAAGCACATAAGGCATCGCAGTCAAGTAGCGCAACTAAGCACTCCCTCATATAGCTATCCCATTTCTTGTCGTGGTCATGGGGCAACTCCATTGGATTAATAACATCATGTCCTTTGGCCTCGATTAATATTTGGGCTTCTTTGAATTTTGCCCGTGCAACTTCAATATCAAGCCCGGTTATTTTCCCCGCTATGTATATTTTCATTTTTTAATTTTTAGCCCTTCCCCGTTGATGCCATCGCTGGGGAGGGGTGTTTATTAGTAAATTATATACCTAAAATTTTATTAGCCCACTTCTCAGCGTTCTTTTTATTTGAAAACGTATTTGACCGTAAAACTTGTTGTTCACCATTGTATACTTGAACATAAATTGCCCTTGCGTTTCCAGTTGCATCTGTTGTGATGTTTACTGCTTTGCTTCCTGTTGTGTTTTTTAAAGTTGTCATTGTCTTATCGTTTTTGTTACCGCAAATATATATCAAAATAGTAATTAGTGCCAAATAATTAAGCAACTTTTTTGCTAACGTTTTTCTAACTGCTTGATTTTTAGTGAGTAAATTTTCACAATGGATTGCAGTTCTTCGTTTGAATATTTGTGAATCCGCATAGAATCGGCCATGCTTTCCAGTTCTTCAACTTTTTCAACCCCAATCCGCTTAATCAATCCTTTCCTGTACATTAACTCGTTACCGCTCAAATAGTTGTTACATGAACTACATTGGCGAAAAACGTTAAACTCGTTGAAAATAAGCCCCGAAAACAGTTCAGCCTTTAGGAAATGTCCCGCATCCCATTGTTTGGCCGTTGTGCATCCGCAACTGATACACGGCTGGTCTTTATCCCTTAACCGTATCCACTTTTGGAAAACTTTTCTCGCTTCGTTTACCCTCTGGGTATAGGTCTTGTCCTTTTGCCTAAATTCCCGTTTTTCCTTATTCCATTCCTGTTTGGCCTTTTTTTCGGATTTTTCCTTCGTGTAGGCAATTGCACACGGTAAGCTGCAAACGGTCTGCAAGGGTTTGATCTTTACAAATTCATTCTTGCACGATTTACATTTTGGCATGGTTCAGCTCTTTTTCAACTTCGGATAAAATACGCCAGTTGGCACACATTCCTTCGGGCGTTTCACCTTCTTTTGTTACTACATTCCAGACAATAGATTCATGGTTCATCGCCGCAAAAATCATATTACCGTCAGGTAGTTCAGACTGATAAGCGGGTAGATATACTTCTTTACCCTTTCGGTTTTCATTTATGGCATCGAGCATGGAATTAATCCTGTCAAGCCATTTTGGTTCAATCTCAAATAATTCAAGTTGCATTACCTTATAATGTTTTTAGGTTTAATCTTAGCCCACAATGCAGGCGGTAATTTCTCAATAAGCAACTGCCTATAAACGGGGTCAGTTTCAAGCTGTTTTTTGGCCGCTATCGCTCCGTGTATTACAGTAGCATGGTCAAATCTAAGGAATGCACCGATTGACAAGGTTGTATAATCATAGCTTCGGCAAATCAAATAGAATAGCTGCCGCCACATGACTATCTTACGAAGCCGTGTTTTACCCCTTAATTCGAATCTGTCTAATCCAGATGCAATGCATATCAATCCTTCAATTTCAAAAATGGAATAGTGCTTGTTTTTTTGCGGCATCACAAACGGCCTTACCTCATATACAGCGTTATTCATCATTTTTTCCGTTTAATTGGTTTTCCGTTCGCAAAAGCCTTCAACTCTTTGGCCGCTTTTTTTATGTTGTTACCCCACACCGATTCTAATGTACGGTGCGAAATTCGTGTTACTATCCGGACAGTTTCTTTGTCCATTTCTTCTTTTACTGGTCGTCCCATTTATTTATTTATTTATTTATTTATTATTGATTTATGATTTTACGCCCATTAAAACGGGCTGTTAACGGTCGATTAGCGCAATTGAAACTGCGCCAATCTTTGCGTTACCAGCAATGTTATGCCAATCGTTGTTTTGAAATCTCCAAAGCCAAAGGATTAATATCACATCCAATAAAATTCCTATTCAATTCTTTACAAACTTCTGCGGTTGTAAAACTTCCAGCGTAGAAATCAGCAACTAAATCTCCTTCGTTAGAACTTGCGTTTATAAATTTAGCAATTAGTTCTTTTGGCTTTTGAGTATCATAACCGTTTCTTTCGGAATGAGCTTGTGGTAAAGCATTCATATTAATCCAATCTCTCGGAGGCGAATAAGGACTATTCCAATACACTTTTCCATTTTTGGTAGTTGGTATAAGTCCGTGTTCTTTTATTTCTTTATGCCATCTTTTTTGAGTGCTTTCTCCAATCTCGTTTTCTCTTACCTTTTCTAAATTAAAAGTCCATTCTTTGCTTTTAGAGTAGAGCAATATTACATCGTGTTTTTCACTCCATTTATTTTTATTAAAACCTTGTGAGCGATAGCACCAAATAATTTCATTCAGCATTCTTTCATAACCAAAAATATCGTCCATAATGCAACGAACCCAATGATTTATTTTCGTGTCCATTTGCAAATAAATACTTCCTGTTGATTTTAATACTCGGTGCATTTCCTTTAATCTCGGTATGTAATGATTTTCAATTTCAATTCTATTTGGTTTTAAGTCTTGGTAGTCTTTAAACTTTCTGCCAGTTCCGTAAAGGATATCACAATAAATTAAGTCAATTGTATTACTTTCTATCGTTTTCATTAACTCCAAGTTATCCGACAAAAAACACTGCTGGTAACAGCGGTTTTGTGCTATTGCCGTTTCAGGCTTAATTTCAAGTTGGTTTTGTACTTCAAACATCTGTCTTTAATTTAAAGTTTTAGGTGTGTTTTATCGGCAACATCACAAAGCCACAAAACGTTAACTCTGCAAATATATAAACATTAATTAGATACAAAAAACTTTTTTAATGTTTTAAAATTATTGCATTGATTATCAAGCTAATAAAATTAACAATGCAAACTTTTTTTATATTTTTGTTTGGCACTATGAAATTTTTACTACCTTTGTCAAAACAAAAAATAAAGATATGACAAATCAGCAAATTATTAATCACTTACGCATTCAACTAAGTATGCGTAACAAGCGGCCAAAGATCACATCAACCGTTTACCCGGATTTTCGCTTACCATTTAACCAATGGGCGGCATATATCAGAAGGGAGGCCGTGAAATGAATTTTAAGTACTGGAATAAAAGGCTAAAGGCCTTAGTATCCGAACTTGACGAGTTTTTTACGGAAGCAGATGAAAGCGGCGTATACAATGCCGCTGAAATGAATAAAATTGCAGCAGCAATCGAAACGCTCGACAATGAAGCGAGCGGAATCGAAAACAAACAATCTCAATGGGTTCGCCGGAACCCGGATGAATATTTAGAAACGCCAGACGGAGGCACATTTGAATCACATTTATAATTATGAGTAATTTAACGACAAAAGCCCTCTTTCAAAGAGAGGATGTAAAACAGAAATTTGCCGAAATGCTCGGCAAAAAAGCGCAGGGGTTTATGACCTCCGTGCTGCAGATCGTGAACAACAGCACCCACTTGCAAGGTGCTGACCCTATGAGCGTATACAATTGCGCTGCCGTTGCGGCTACTTTAGACTTGCCAATCAACAACAGTTTGGGTTTTGCATGGATTGTACCTTATAAAGGTCAGGCTCAATTTCAGATAGGCTGGAAAGGGTTAGTACAGTTAGCACAGCGTACGGGTCAATACTTATCCATTAACGTTGTTGATGTTTATGAAAATCAGTTCAAGTATTACGATGCTTTAACCGAGGAACTGGATGCTGATTTTAAAACCAAAGGCATAGGTAAAATTGTCGGGTATTGTGCCTACTTCAAACTTATTAACGGGTTTGAGAAAAAAGTATACTGGACTAAGGAAGATGTCGAAGCCCATGCCATGCGATTTTCAAAAAATGCTAAAGGCGGTGTATGGAAGGATGATTTTCACGCTATGGCTAAAAAGACCGTGCTGAAAAACACGCTTTCAAAATGGGGTATCCTTTCAATCGAAATGCAAACGGCCGTAATAGCTGACCAAGCCGTTATAAAGGATGCCGACAGCATGGATGTTCAGTATCAGGATAACCCGGAATTTACTGAACACGTAGAAATCGACAAAGAAGCGGAGCGTATCGAAATCCTTATTTCAGAATGTGAAACACCTGAGCAGCTCGAAAACCTGAAAAAAGAAGTTGAATCTAAATACCATAATTTATTCAACAATGAAAGCAAATAACATACTTTTCCGGTGTTCGGCCTTGTCTAAATTAATGGTAGAGCCGCAAAGTAAATCGGAATTAATCGCAAAGGGTGTAACAACCCACCTAATTGATATTTACGCATCATTTGAGTACGGTAGGCATGAAGATGTAGATAGCAAGTATCTGGCTAAAGGTAACGCCCGTGAAGAAGATGCCATTACCCTGCTTTCAAGAACGAAAAAGAGGATGTTCAAGAAAAACGAAGATTCGTTAATGAATGAATTTATCAAAGGAACTCCGGACTTGTTTACGGGCGAAAAAATCTATGATGCCGATGAAACATTAGATACCAAATGCAGCTATTCACTACATACATTTTTGCGCTCAGTTCACTCAAAATTGGATAATTCATACTATTGGCAAGGCCAGGGCTATATGTGGCTTACGGGGGCGAAAAAACACACGGTTGCATTTTGCTTAGTAAACAATACGGTCGAAGGAATTGAAGCCGAATACCGAAGGTTAAGCTACAAGCCCGGAATGGTTGACTATTACGGGAACGAAACGCCGCTTTACCTGGAAAAGAAAAAGCAAATCGAAATCAACAACATATTTGACCGTAATGAATTTGAACTTGAACTTGAAAAAACGGGCAAACATTACGAATTTCAGGTAAGCAAATCGGATTGGAAGTATGATATTCCGCACCAAAAGCGTATATTTACCTTTGAATTTGAACGGAATGAGGCCGATATTGAACGGCTTAAAAACAGAATCATTCTTTGCCGCAACTGGATAAACGAAAATTTGTATTAAAAAGATAGCAAATAGCCTATTTCTTATTGCGGTAATCGTTTATGCATGGCTTGTTGATGATAAGTTCATGCGGTGATGCAAGGTTACGACAAAAAGCAAATCATGAAAGAAAACATCGCATACCTATTTCGGGAACTGATAGCCAAAAAGCAATTTGGTTACGCATGGCATTACAAGAAGGCCGAAATAATGAAGGTCTTTGGATTGTCAAATTCAGAATGTACGGAAATCATGCGTGAAATACGGAAGGAAATACCTCAGCTAATGACCGATGGCGGATATTGGGTTGTAGGCCGTGCAAGTTTATGGCGTGTAATCGGGAAGCATAAGCGAAAAGTAAAGGCAATCGAGGCTGACATTAATCGTAAGTATGGCGTGTTGCCGTGCTGAATTTAAACCAGCCAAAAAAAGAGAACATGAATACAGATAACTTGAAAGACGAAGGCATTGCTGACGCAAATAATGTTTTAGCGGATGGGCTCAATGAGCAAGAAAAATACATTCTAAAATTAGCGAAAGGAAGCATGCTCGTAAGACATTCGGGAGCTAAGTTGTTTTACAGCTATTGGGTTGAACATCCTGATGGTAGAGCAAAGACAGAGTTGCATTATAGCACATTAGTTAAACTTAGCGGTGGATTCTTTGATAAGTTTTTTTCTGTTATTATACCAACGAATGCACAATGTCGTCAATATTACAAACTTAAATCAGATTTATCTTAGCCTTGCACATAAGGCAAAAATTGGCGCAGTTCCATTGCGCTAATTGACCGTTATCAGCCCGTTTTAATGGGCTATTTCCTAAACCGTAGAATCCACCCGGCCGTAACACCATGCCCCTGACCGGCGATTAGGTAACTGTACCCGGCATAGAATCCCGGGCGTGTAATTAGGGTTACATTGGGGGCAATGTCGAATGATTTTGATTTTTGATAGTAATACCCCGAAATTCCCAATCCGAGTTTAAATAGTGGCTCTTTGCGTACATGGGTTACGGTCGTGTTATTAATCACATAGGCCGTTTCACGCCTGTTTTGAAACGTGAATCCCCGATTTATAACCCTATTTTCGGTTACGGTGTCCTGTATAACAATTAATGCGCTGGAATCGTTTTTCAGCGTGTCCAAAAAAGCGTATGTATTGAAGTAATCCCGAAGGATTAACCCCGTATCCACGTTGGCCGGGACAACCTTGATTGAATCTCGGTAAATGATACGGGGTTTTGTTTCGGCATAAACCGGGTAAGGGTCGCCCGGCACTATGAGCGTATCCGTGTAAAATTCAGTTATAAGTTTCGGTTTGGAATTACACCGGTCAAGAGAAATTAACACGCATATAACTGCGAAAAGGATTACCGATACTAAGTAGCCGGGGTGGATTTGTAATTGTTTCATTTATTTACGCTTTTTATTTCTATTACGCCTGTTTTTAGCACACGTTTCTGCGTGTTTTTTGTAGTTGAAGTAAGGCTTTGATGTGTCAATATAAGGCATGGGTATTTCGGGTAGCCGTGTGAATAAAATAGGCTCTGCTTTAGTCAACGGATTAGCCTCGCTTTCAATGACCAAAATTTCATTTCTATGGGCTTTTTCTATTGCAAAATCCTGCGCAAAAGACGTTTTACCTGCGCCGGCTCCAATTATTATGACGTTTGGGTGCTTCATAATTTAAATATACAAAATAAAGGCTTCACTTTCGCAAAGCCTTTATCGGATAAAAACAAAAACAAATGATTAAGACAGGGCAAATATAATAAAAAAAGCCTCCCGAATTGAGAGGCTTTAAAATCTTTGTAAATTACTAACACCAATAGCCAGTGGCGCAATTAAAGCAATACGCTACTTTTCTAACCGGTTGTTTTGGCAATTTTGCTGATCGTTTAATATTGAATAATGAAAAACTCTCCCCATAACTATTCAGGGGTGGCGTATAAAACTCACTCTTAACCCCCTCAAGGGTTTCATAAGTGGCTTCGCTTGCCGGCGTTTCAACGTTTTGTCGAACTAAGATTTCGTAATCATTAACGGTAGCCTCTGCCACCATGTCAATTGCGCAACCTTGCGACATTTCAATGCAATACTCTGTGCCGATATCCGGGCTTTCCGGAGCAGCACTCAATCCAACGGCTGAAAACACTGAAAGAATGGCTAGAAACAGAAATTTCTTCATGCTTTTTTGTTTTGGTTATTAATTAATAATGGTCAAATATATGAACTTGTTTTTAATTATGCAAAAAAAACCGCTACGGTATGCAGCGGCTTTTTAAAAACTAAACCCTATGAAAATCCTTAACGGTTCAAATATACTACTTTTTCATCAACTGCAAAAAATGGCTGCGTTTTTTCAGTAAAAAATCGGGCGTTTTGCTCCCATAAAGGAAAACAGATGGATTAGGCTTTGCATAATCATTGTCCACATGGATGAAAGACCAGCCCAAACCTATTCTTTTCGCTCCTACTTTTATTAGCGTTTCAACTAACTGTATGGCTTCGGCCTGACTTAATCCGACAATGGATATATCAACCGCCTTTCCCTTGATGTGTGCGCTTGATTTTACGCCTTTGACCGCCTTGTTTAATCGTTCACACCGGTATCCGCTTGTTATTTTAACTGGTTTTCCCCATTCATCCCGGAACGGCTGCAAAATATCCTCACATAATTTAGTAAGGTTATCAATAACCGATTGCGGAGGGTTAAACTGCTCCGTTATTTTTCGCTTCGTGGCCGTGTCGCTCTTGATAAGTTCGGCCAGAGTGAAATTTTTAGTTAGATTCATTTTTTACACCTATTTTTTTTAAGTATTGCTCCCTTTCAGCCATTTGCTTTTCTTCAAATTCTCCAATTTTCTTTAGTTGCTCAGGCGTGGTATAGACTGCTGTTTTAAGGGCGTGTTCCTGCCGCCTTGCCCGTGTGTTTTCAATCTTCTTTGCCTCCGCTTCGAGTTTGCTGCTCTGGTGGTCTGCGTACGATTTTTGCAAAACTTGGATACCTCTGGCCACCCAATAGAAACCAAAGCATATTTGAATGAATAATACGATGTTCGGGTTAATATCCACGCCGGGAATGATTCCCGGTTCTGATTTTTGCATGACAAAATGCACAACCCCCATAAATACGGTCGGGATTCCAATTATGAAATCAACCAATCCAAAGCCTAAAGCCTTTAATGCTGATACTATCTGATTCATTTTTTCAAAAATCCAAATTTACGTTTAAGCCAACCGATAACCAAATCGGGTGCAAAACCTACGGCAATCGCAAACAAATCCTCGTACTCCTGACTTTCAAATCCAAATGAAGCGAAGTGGTAAATACCTACCAAGCATACCGAAGTAAGCCCCGATATAAGAAACCTTGCGATGTTATCCTTTGCGAAAAATTCAAAATCGAATTTCTCCGGGGTGCGTTTGCTTCGCTTGTTGCGGCTGCCAATGTCTATTAATACTGAAAGCAGAAAGCCTAATGCGGTTAAGATAAAGTTATTCATGCTATGTTATGTTTACATTATTTTAAATCGGTCATTTTTTAAATGTTAACTGCCGCAATCTGGTCTCCGGTTGTGGCTACGGTGGCACAGTTTCGCAGGCGTACGGCTACAGGGTCGCTTGATGCTGCTATTGCATCAAATAAATCCTGTGCAGTCAATTCTGCCGTGCCTACGGTATTATCGGTAGGTACGGATTTACGCACATCGGACGGATCGGGAACGATTAAAGTACCGGTCAGCGTACTGAAGGCGTAGTCCACCCCTTGGCGCACATCTGATTCATCAGGTGAGTCAACAGCCGTTCCCGGTGCAACTAATTGAGTAGCCGGAGCCGTTCCCGCTCCATTGGTTGAAGAGTCTCTGAACTCATAATAGGAGCCTGAAGTAACTTCATAATGCACTCTAAAACATTGAAAAGGAACAACTCCGCTGGGGCCTGAAATAAATGGCCCCGATAATATATTGATTGCACTGGTGCCTGATGATACAATTGCAGGCTGCTCGGTGGCGGTGCAAGGTCCTGTCACTTTAATGTAGCCATTTGTTGTAGATTCTACTCCTGGTTTCTTTGATCCGGATGTAGATCCGCCTGTTACATACAATGATCCGGTTGAAGTATTTCTTGCGCCTGCGGCACCAACTTGTATACCTGTAAAACCAAGTGGAATACCTGTTATGTAAACTGTTCCTGTACTTGAATTATTAATCCCTGCAGAGGTACCAGTGCCTCCAATTGGTTGTCCCGTAAAATTTATGGTTCCCGTTCCAGAATTTATAACTGCATCGCCTGTCGCATTTGCACCAGTACTTGTTAAACAGGTAATATTCAACGTGCCGCTTCCAGTTAAATTAATACCGTGACCAACAAGATTGCCCGGAAAAATTGAACCAGTAGTTATATTACAAACAGATGGTGAATTAATACTAACTGTAACTGTATTAACACTATTGGTCGTTCCATTGGCCGTTATAGTAGAAGCAGCCAATATAGTTATACCGTCTATTGAAACGACAAAACCACCACCTATTGTAATTCCTGTTGCACTGTGGTTTCGCAACGAGTTTACAACTATATTTATGTTAATATTAACGGTGAATGTATTGGTGTAAACATCATCATTAATGCCTGGTAAAACAGTCGAAGCAGCAAATGAACCGCCGCCATTATCCTGCCATGTTGCAAGGTTGTTCCAGTTGCCATTGGCAACAGCTCTGTAATTTGCCATCGGTTATTCCTCCTTTTTCAATTCTGACTTTTCTTCCAGCCGGTAATCTTTATCCATGAACTCGCTATGGGCAATAAATGCATCCTTTAAACTTAATTCGGCTTTAACGGATGAAGCAAGTTCCACACGGTTGCCTGTTTCCTGGTCTATATACCATGCACTCATTACAACGGAGTATTTACCCTGGCCGTTTGAGTTGGTGATGAATGAATACTGTGTTTTCATATCTTATATATAAATTAATGATGCTCTATTTGTCCACGCACCGGTGGCCGTACCTTTTGTGGTACTTCCATCAGCTGAAACGTTAATTCTGGTAATTGTCCAGACGCTTGCACTATCCGCACTTCCTTTTGGCGCATAAGCCATGTATGAATATGGTGCGGTGAAATCATGCCGCCGCTCCCCCGCCACCTGATAAACATAATTAGCCCACGAACCGGAATGAAAAATCCGAAGTATAACAGTTCCGGGCGTAGAATATCCCGTACCGCCAACAGTCGCCGTACCATTCCTTACCATAACCCGGAATCCCTTACCCTCTACCGGGCTGGGGTCTGTGTATGTGGCACTCGCTACATTGGTATAGTTGCCATCGTTTACGGCTGTTATGTTTCCGGATACTACGATTGATTTCAACTGCAATCCGCTTAGGTCTTGGTCGCCCGTGTTTGATCCGGTGCTCGTTCCGCTTCCCGAAGGTGCGCCCACATCAGTTGCCGTTAATACAACAGCCCCCGTATTCCCGTTTACTGACTGCACGGGAGCGGCAGCAGCAGCACCGTATGCATCTACATAATTACTTGGATTAGTGTCCGGGTATGCACCTACATCACTGGCATCAAGAACTACCGCCCCCGTTTGTCCGTTCACCGAATCAACATCACCGCCAATGACATTGATAACCTTTGCGCCAACCTGAACGACTATTGAAGGCCGTTTTTGTATGTATACTTTGATAGCCATTAATACGAATTTATAACAGTTCCTTTGTCGCTCAGTTCGATTTTTTCAGCCGTTCCGATAACAGTCTTAATCTGAAAAAATACCTCTCCGCAATTGAATTTACAAGTATCGGACGCATCAATTGTTAGTGCCGCTTCATTTGGATTAACCCCGGCCGTAATGTCGCCGCCTGTTTTGGTATAAACCCCTTTTACCGCTTTACCCTGCACAACCTTTAATTCAACTTCGTCAAAATCTGCAAAAAGCTGGTCTTGGAAGTTGATAATCATATCGGCATCGCTGCATTTTACTATTTCAAAACTCATGGTATAGCGTTATAATTAGTTACCGTAGGCTTGCACATAAAGCATGGATTGTTTGGCAGCTTTGAAGTGTCGACAACACGCTGCATGATTGTGTTATACTCCGCCGCATACTGGTTTTTCAATTCAATTGCATCGTCTTTTCCAACTGTTGTTATGTTATTCAGTCGTTGCGAAAAAATTATTTCGTTCATCACTTCCACCCCGGCCGCAAACCATACAGCCCTCATTAACCCCGTACTCATTCCGCAAACATAGTCGGCAATGTCGCACCTTAATGAATAGTTAAGCCATAATCCGCCCGTATGAACTTCGCTTTTCAGCGAGCTTTGAATCTTTGGCGAACTACCGTTTACTTTGATTGAATTTCCGAACAGATACGGGTTAAGAAAACGCCCCTGACATTTATTGCAGTCGCCACCATCCCACATATTCACACGGTAAACATCAACAGAAGGTGCAACAATTATAACATCAATCGGCTGGCCTTCAAAACGGTATTCTTTGTCTACCAAAATCGAAGCAACTTCGCCGGACGTGAATGTTATATCGAATGCATCAATTTCAGCACCAGTAAGAAGGTTGTAGATTTTCACCGTTCCCGTTCCGCTTTCTGCAGGAAAAAAATTAATCGTATTTATGTATAACGAAAAGAACGGCGCACGGCTTAACTCCAATCGGATACCCTTTAAAACGCCCGCTTCGGCGGTTTTTACCTTCTTGTTATCCCCTATTATTCCTACGTGCCTGTTTGAGTAAGTATCAAATGCCATAGCCCCCGGAGCGAGAAATGAACGTACATCGTCCTCTACCCTTTCGGCCGCTTTGCTTATGGCAGCGTTTAAGACATCAAACCCTGTCTGCTTATCCTTATCGGTTATATACTCGGCCATGTCAAGATTGAAGCCGTACAAGTCATTTAATAACAACTTATTCGGCCGATCTCCGCATCCGTTATAAAAACCTACTTTATTTACTAAGCAATTTAATGCCATAATTTGTTATAATTAAAAAGGGGCAAGGCTAATGCCCGCCCCCTTATGTATGACAGAAACCAAAGGACTGTTTTTATTCCTCAGGGCAAAGAGTACCGCATTCTTCGAGTACGTACTTGTTAACACCGTTAACCCCAAACAGGCGGTCTGTTGCCTTAAACATATCTTCCGGCATGAACGCCAAGTCGAAATTCCATTTAAGGGTAATATCCCAATATCCGTTTGGATGTTCTTCCGTTCCGCATGGCTCAAATTTGGCCGTGTAATCGGCTGTGATTGGCAGAATCGGATGTGTTAACGTTCCAATTTTCAACGCATCATCGTCCATCGTTACGATTGGCGACTGCGTATAGTTTGAATCGAGAATCTGAATTGAACCTGGAGCAATCGCTACGGCCGCTTTAGGGTCTGCAAATGCGGTCGCAACTTCACGGGATTGCTCAAAAATGTACATATTCTGCTGAATGTACGAAGCCAAATCCTGACCTTGTGAATTTAGGCCAACTGCTTTCATGGCACGGGCATAATCAGCCCAACGGCGGCCACCAAATACTACCGGAGGCATACGGAATCCGTTATCTTCTGCATCGCCTACGATTGTTTCGTATGGTTTTGTCACCAGATTACCGCCGGCTGTTTCATATTTGAATACGGTTTTTTCGGTGGTAGTACCGGCGGGGTCGCCTTCGTCAACATCGCTGGCAAAATAACCGGTATTTAGCGCAACTACGGACGCAATATATGCCTCTGCTTTGCTTCCCAAAACATCAAACATTGCATTTACCCGTTTTGCCAACCAAAGGTTATCAGCCTCACAACGCTCACGAAGTAAAGCCGGGGCAATACGCTCTGAAATTTCAACACCGCTTAACGGGTCAAGTGTATAGGTCTGGCTTAATTCTCCGATAACCTCACCTTCGGCGCATCCAACGGATAAACCTTCCTGAGCATCTTCTGGAGTGTAACGCTGCGACCAAACAACTTTTGCCTGTTTAAGTTTGTAGCCTTCGGCCTTAATGGCTTCAACCAATACATTGTTGGTATTTACGTCCGATTTGAGAAAGCGAACCAAAGCCGCATTTGAATACGGATTTGTATTGGTGTTTCCCGTGAATGCTTGAACAATGCTAAGTTGCAATTCAGGACAAGCGACAAATTGAGAACCTGTACTCATGTTATAATTTGAATGATTGTTAAACTTTAATTTATCCCGTTAATATGCCCGGCGGCACTTGGATAACACCTGTTTTCTAACTTGGTGTAAAAGTTACGGTACAAATATATAACATTTACGAATAAAAAAAACATCATTCGTTATTTTGTTGTACAAAAACCCCCGTGCAATTACTCACACGGGGGAAAAACAACTATGAAATGAAAACAAAGATACTATTTTTTTGACTGCTCTGCCAATTTTGCGGCCGCCTCCATTGCCTTTCTCATTTGTGGGGTCATATCCTTTTCATCCATCTTGAACTGATTACCATTATTCCCAGCGACAACCCCGTTTACTTTCTTTAGACTTTTATCGGTCAACAGCTTGTCAAACAGTTTTTCGGCTGTCATTTGACTTGCACCATCCCGGACAATACCGCCTTCCAAATCGTAAACGTATATAACACCGTTTTCCTCTTTGAAGGTGTATTTTTCGGCCACTTCATCAGTCCATAGCCCTTTACGGGTGTAATCATTGGCCGTGTCGCTCCATGCCGCCGACTTGTATAACTGGTTAACCTTTGCATCTAACTGCATTTTTGCAATTCTCTGCTCGGCCAAAGTCTGGGCATTCTGCAAGGCCGCCTCTTTTTCTTCAAGAAGTTTTGTCTGTTCGGCTGCCAATTTTTTAAGGTCTGCCAATTCCTTTTTTTCGGCTTCGCTGATACCTTTACCCCCGGCTTTCAATTCTTCGATACGGGTATTGACTTCGCCCATGTGCGTTTCCAACAGCGAAAGCAGTTCATCGGCGTTTTTGTCCTTTGCGCCCTCTCCGATTACACGGCGGAGTACCGTTTCGGCAGAACCTTTGAATTTGCCCACCGCCGAACTTACCGCTTTTTGGTGCAGTTCATTAGTTATAAATACTTCGCCCTTTTTGGCGGTGAAATAATCGGCCGTTATTTCTTCTTCTTTTTCTGGAATCGCAATTTCGGGAAATACCGTTTTTGCAAATTCTAAAACCTCTGGTGTTATTTTAAGTTCTGACATACTTATTCTGCTTTTGGTGTTCTTGGTTTACGTGTTTTTACTGCCGGCTCTTGCTCTGCCTGAATGCGCTCTTGAAGTTCGGCTTCTACTGCCGAAATATTAACCTCTGGAACTTCCACCTCTACAACAATCGGATCTTTTTCTTCAATTGATTTAGCCGGCTCTTTTGCTTGCATTTCGGCCAACTGCTTTCTGAGCATTTCGTTTTCGGAGGCCAAATTCATAACTTCTTTTTCGGCTTCTTTCAAACGGGGGTTAAACTGAATTTCGGACAAATCCCGCTTGTAGTCTTTGATGTTGTGAATGTCGCCCCCGTTCCAATCGGAAACAAGAACATAGCCCTGGTCGCCTAACTGGCGGCGTGTAAATTTTGCATTCACGCTTTTAACTTTGCCCGCATCAACTAAACGCTTTCTGCCGTTTTCGTTTCTTCGCTGCATAACTTTGATTACTTCTACTAACTCTGCCATATATTTTATTTATTGGTTACTTAACTAAATTTGGGTCTATCCCTGCGGCACTTGCCGAAGCAGCCGTTAACTGAGGTGTTCCAAGTTGTTTTTTTGCATCATCATAAGTTAATCCGAATCGGTCTTGAACCAATGCGATTGCGGCTTCTAAATCATAAACACCTTCGGCCACCGCCTTAACAATTTCAATCATTCCCGTTAATCCACCGACTGAGCCTTTAAGCGTTCCGGCGGCACTAACAACACCTTCGACACCTTCTTCTTTTGCTTTGACAAATGCATCTAAATCAGATTGTGCATAACCTCTGATTATTTCAGACTGTTTTGAATCTTCAATGTTATAAAAATCCTCATTATCGGCAAATGCCTTATCTAAGTAATGTGTTATACGCTGATAAATCATTAAATCAATAGGTTCTACCGATACGCCCAATGTAGCCCTCAAATCTGTTATGCTTGAACTCCATAACGGATTTAACTTCATTGAAAGGTCAATATACTGCTCGGCATCCTGACTTGAATTGAACCGGATTGCGGCCGCTTCTTTCATCAACTGTCCGATATAACTTGAAGGCATTTTGTCAGTAACCGCCTTTGATATTTCTTCCGTTATATCCTGACTTGTTTTGAATGCAAATGTTACGGGCTTATTCACGCCCGGCATAACAAAATCTTTATTATACCTCATGTGGCCTATCCCCTGAATGGTAAAGGCCATCGCATCGAAAATCTCATTTGATAATTGAAGTATTGCGGCGTGTGCATCTTCCCTTTCATTCAATGCGGCATCTACCGTGTTTGTCGTTTTATCGACTGGCTTTGAAATGAACGATATTGCATCCTGTTTGCATTTGTCAATCGTTTCGGCCAGTTGCTTGTAAACATCAACACCGGGCGAAGCGTAGGCAATAACATCATTAACGCCTATCTGTTTTTCATCATTAAATCCTTTTGAAGTCGGCACGGCATAAACCCCGGTCGGAGAGTGTGCGTTTGCTTTCCCGCTTCCGTTGCATGATGGGCAAATATCAAAGCCGCCCAATATCCCGTTTACCGATTTATTTGGATTCCATATTTTACCCCCGTTGCAATTTTCTGAACCGTTGTTATACTGACAGTCGTCAACCCTTACAACCCTAATCGGGAAAAGGTTTGAAAACATGGACATATCCAAGTTTGATGACAAACATAACGCACGGTTCAAATCAGGTATTGCGTCCGAAAAATAACTTTCATAGAAAATTTCACCTTCTATAATTGTCGGTTTACCTCCCAATTTGCGTGTGGGAACATAGCCCCAATCATGCCGGTATATCGGTAAAGTTTCATAAATAACTTTCCCTTTATCGTCCTTACGGACTGGCATTGACTTGTATATATAGTTCGGGTCAAAAGACTTGAATGCGGGGTATTTTTGGCCGCCTAAATCCTCATACCCATCAACTATAATGGATAGGTGATTGGGCTTGTGGTAAACGATTGAAACTTCATCGACTATTCTCGCAATCGGCTGAACCATTTTCGTATCGTCAACTACATAACTTTCTTTCCCTTCGCTGTCTATAACAAGTCTTTGCGGTATAAACAGCGGCTCAATTACAAGTAACTTGTTCGGAAAGTTTATTTTTTCCTCACGGAACACATCAAAGAACCAACCCACCAATGAATGATAAGCCGGGTAATCGTCAAAGAAGTATTTTTTCTGCTCGGCATCCCACCCCGTAATTGAATAGTTTTGGCCGTTGGCAATTATCTTGGTCTTGTTTAATGCCTTGCCCCATGTTGAGCGTGTGTATGGCTGGTATATTAACCGCTGAAAATCCCATTCATCCTGTGATTGGTTCGGGGCTTTAGCCCTTAATAATTCATACGGGAAGCAGTCTTTTTTTGCGTGTACGGCAACTTCATAATGATGCCTTATACACATTTCATAGATAGGATTAATCTTGGGAATAGAAAGCTCCCAATTGGAATAGTTAAACGTTTTTTCAAACGCTGAAACACGGTTAATCCCGGGCTTAACTTTATCCGCTATCTTAGATATGATTGAATTAATTTCTAATTCCATTTTATTTTTTGCCGCATCCGCAGCCTCCGCCTTTTTTCATAATGCTACAAATATAACAGTTTTTTTCTTAATAAAGACAATCCCCTGTCGCCTGTCGTATTCAGCGTTACCACGTTATAGCCATAATGCCTTGCATATTCCATAAGCCGTGAAACATCGGGGATATGGATTGAATCGTGGTAAATTATAACTCCGTTTTCGGAAACAACCTTTTCAACCAACTTAAATTCGGGTAAGATATGCTCCCAATGGTGCGCCGAATCAACAAACACAACATCAAAGTAGTTATTATTTAATGATAATAACGCCTCTTTTGAATCCTCAAGAACAAAATCAATGGCAACACCTTTGCGCTCAAATACTTTTTTATCGGTTCTGAAATCTTCAACATCAATTCCGCAGTAGTAGCCGCCTTTAGGCATTGCATTAATGATATGCTTTGAAGTTTCACCCTCAAAAACGCCTACTTCAAGAACCGTTTTGGCCTTGTTCATCTTTATCAATGAAGCTATGAACTGGCCTACTTCATCTTCGCTGTTCCAAACGTGCCTTTCCATTATTCAAAATGTGATTTATCAAGTGTACTCTTGCCGTAGCCTGTATGCGTTACAAGGCTCGGTTGGTGAATATATATCGGAATGTTATTTTCTTTGCAAACTTTACATATACACATATCCCGCTGCTGGTTATATCCGTGAACCCTTACCCAATTTTTGAACAGTTCAGACTTGGATATTGTTTCGAGCGTTTCACGGTCAACCAACAGGCATACCGTTCCGGCATAATCGGCCTCATGCCTAAATTGACTCCATCCGCTTACTTCAAATTGGTGAAATTCATTCGGAAACTGGAAAAACGAAAATACGCCCTTTTTGTTTTGGCCTATAATTGCGTTTATGCTTTCGTGAAATCCTTTTTCAGCCCTGAAATCGTCCTCGCATAACAGAAAATAATCATACTTTTGCTTTAGCAATTCGGAAATCATGTTTTTGAAGTTGCCAAAACCGCCAAGAACCTTTTTATTTTCTTTCACGCCTGACATTACCCCTTCAATATTACTTCCCGGCTCTGCAAAGATTATTGAATCATACCGCTCAAGATATTTTTCAGTTTCCGCCAAAAGGCTTTCTTTTCTCGGTGCTGTCGTTATTCCGGCAATAACTCTACCAATGTTTGCTTCGCTGCTAAAAATAGGCACTTCCGGAACATTGAATCTTTTATTTACAAGATTATTGCCGCCGCTCACAAACTTATGTTTCATAAGGTTATCAATCCTATATACAGGCGTTTTGCCCATAACCTTTGAAAAGTAAAGGTTGTTCATGCGCTGATATAACAGGTAAGTTTTAGCAAACATGGCCTGCCTTGCCCCGTACAAACCCAATATATAACAATCTTCGGGAAGTTGCTTTACTGCATGGGCTTTGATGTGAAAGTTGACAGGGCAATGCTTATTGTCGCTGAACTTCAAATCCGTGCATGATTTTGCGGCTGCCACATTAAAGGCCAGTTCATCGGGAAAGGATGCACCCCAGCTTGTTTTGTACCCATCAATATAACACCGTGAAGCCCAATCAAAAAAGGAACTTGCCTCGTCCGATTTTGTGAAGTACATGAAGCTGGAGTTAATTTCAGGCAATCTGAAATCTTCGCCCAATGAGTACACAAACTTGGTGTCATCTAAGGACATCCATTGACAAGGCCAAGTGCTATCCTGTGCAGTAGATACTGAGTTGACCTGAGATGCAACTGCCTTTCCATCCAATGTTTCAAACAGCGGTTCAATATCCCGTATAACAAGGCCATCCACATCTAAATAGATAGTCTTTTCAAAGGGGCTGTATTCGTACATTTTTAACTTTAGCCTACCCGGCGCAAACTCGCCCGTATCGGAGTGGTAATGTTCGTGTTTGGCTTCAATTAGTGCGTCAAACAATGTCGGATAACCTTGTAAAACGGCCTTACTTTTAGGGCAAACTATAACAGATATCTTTAGGTTCTGGCTGTTATAACGCAAAGAGGCGGCCATATTGACCGCCCACCCTGCATAGTTTCCCCCGCCTATGGAAATGAGTAATATACCTTTGGTTTCTGTCATAGTAGATTATTCAAAAATCCCGGCCGGAGCGTCCAATAGTTCACCAAAATCGGAGTTTGACTTGCGGAATGAAATCGTAACGTTGTAATACTGCAACTCGTCTGCATTACCAACAGATTGCGGTAATCTTGCTGAAATATTACCCTTCGTGATTAAACGAATTTCATCCTCATCGCAATAGAAAAACGCAATATCAAATGTTTTCCCGTTTACGCCTTTCCAAAACTCGTCATTTTCCACATTTACGTTTGCATCGGTAACGGTTGCGGTATAATCAACGCCAACTTGAAGCGTAGGTGAACTGCAAGTCCTTGGGTTATCTACGGTTCTTGGAGAGCCATCAGGTATATCAACCTTTATACCTTTAACTATACGAGCATCCCCGTTTGCAATTGCGGCTTCCCATTGTGCCGTGTCCGTAAAGTCGGTTATGGTTGTTTGGTTTCGTTTTATCACGGCCATTGCGCCAATCGCTGCGTTCTTGTTTATTTCGCAGTAATTTTCGGCATAAAGCGGTATTGATTCATCGCAGATATTGCTCATGTCTTTTTAATTTTAAAATGTTGGTTCAAAATTACTTAATATGCCATCATTTTTTTAATTCTGTTTTGTTATGTTGCACAAAAACTATATCTTTGTTGCATGGCAAGACCGACAAAAGACTTCTTAGAGCGAAAAGGGTATTTTAATATCCGCATCGAAAACAAAATTCAAAAGGCAATAGGCCGACAAAAACTCGCCGCCGCCTGTTATGAAGGTGCAAGGGCTAAGTATACCGAACACATCATACTTGAAAGGCTCAAAAAGCACAATCAGAAGGTTAGCCGGGTTTCGCTGCTTCGGGTTAATAAACTCTCGTACCAATTTTATATTGATTTTATGGGAGAAAAGTTCAAATTTGAAGCTGTTGTACACCCGTTCACCAGCGAAGTAACCCAGATTAACCTTGTTGGAGAATATTCGCTTTCCGATAGCTATAAAGACCAGCTTATTGAAATGGCATGGGGCGTGTTGGCTTAACGGCTATTCAGCTAACGGACTAGTGTATGAGCAGTAGCCGAAAACGGAACTTGATTAGAAGTACAAATTTTAATATTAACAACTGCAATAGTTTGAAAAGCCTAACGGCTATTGCTTATACACTTTGCTAGGCGCAGTTAATTATGGAAATAAAGTTGACAAGTGAGCAAATAGAATTAGTAAAAAATAGATTAGTTGAAAACTTAAAGGAAGAAAAAGAACTGCGTATAAAAGATCGAAAAAATGAACCAGTTAACGGATGGGATTTCGTTGCACTCTCAAATGAGCGAGGAATTTTGGAAGATGTAATTAAAAAAGGATATACCGAACTTTAATTATGCCTAACGTGCCGCAGCTAAACGCTGTTGGCGATTTGGAACGCAGAATTATCAACTTAAAATAAACTTAATATGGAACACGAAAATTTGAATAAACAAGAAACCGCCAATAGCGATTTAGGTGCTTTTGTGAGCAGTGCCGATTATTTGCGTTCGGTGGGGCGTTACACCACCACAGTTCAATTAAAAAACTAAAGTTCAAAATATGCACACAGATTCAAAAAAACACGAAACCCCCACTGACGCAAATAATGTGTCAGCAGCAGCCTTTACTTTTAACGAATCGGTTGTTTGGGACAGTCATTTTGGGTATGAAATAGGATATTTTTTAGGCGAAGGACACGTTTACGAAACATATTTGATTGATGTTAGAACTGGTGTTGTTCACGAGCCTACTTGTTATCCTAAATCAGAAATTCACAAATACACAAATGAGTTAATTGATAAACTCACTAAAAAATATGGTTACGAAAAACGTTTCAGCGATGTCTTTTAAGGTTACCGCTAACGTAAAAGTATAAAAGCAGGTGGGGATTGAAAGCCTAACAAATTCCTACTTGCACAAACTAAATAAAAGAGGCTAAGTGGTTAGAAATAGCACATAACCCCACTTGATTTTATACAGTGTTGTGTGCAGTTATTTATTATGTTTAAATTACATTATGCAAGTTTAGATTTAGGGGATAATGATATTCCTTGTTTTGAGTTTCAAAAACATTCTCAAATGATTGATTTTATTGATGAGAAATGTATTAATAGAAATGGTCAAGTTGTTTGGCTTTTAGCTAAAAAAGACTCAACTGATGTTTTTATTTCTGAAAACCATTTAAGTATTCAGGATTATTTTACAAGGAAATATCTTTGGAATATTTCAGACGATTATTTTCTTCAAGAATATCCAAGTTTTGAAGATGCTTATCGTGTTGCTTTGGATATGTCGGAAATTAGTCCACTGTGTTATTCATAATTGCACACAACGTTGAGTATTTGCGAAGTTGCCCTTGCTGATACTTCAAATTAAGCACAAATATTGATGGGCAATTTTGCAAATACCTTGTTATAGCCAGTGCTTTTAACTAATTAAATTAACAAATATGAAATATAGAATAGAATTATCAGAAGAACAAATGAGTTTAATTGCTCAATGCCTTGAAGATGTATCAAGATTTGCATCAGGTCAATGGGAAATGCAGAACACGATAGAAGCGATGGTGAAAGGATTGCCATTTGAAGAACAAATAAAACGTAGGGATGAAGCAGAAGAACTTTTAAGACAAGCTAAAAAAGTACTACTTCCTGAAATGCAAGACAATAGTAGTAAAGGATATAATGGAACTGATTTCATTGGAAATACATATCAGATTTACAGAACTATTTTACATCAATTTGCAAAGGATAAAAACTGGAATAATGTTTATTCATCTTCTGCTTTACCAAGTGGTAGTTTAGGAACTATTAAAATAGAAGCGGAGAACGTCTCGTAGCATTGGGTATAACGGTTCTCGGCTTTGCGAAGCGGTGGACTTTGAAAAACAAATGTTGAATTTAAAACTAAAGATAAAATGAAAAACAAAAGTACAGAATTAGCACAGAACCCACCGTTTTGCCAAACCGATGTTAGCGGTTCGTTGCTTGCGGCTGGTAAATTAGCACTTGCAGCAAGATTAGTGACAACTGCTAATGCAAAGAATTTAAGTCAAAGGATTGAGCAAATGGAAGCCGCTTTAGATGCTTATGATAACGAGATACTTTCTTTAAGCAATGACCGCTAACGTTTTGCAGATACACGCTGTGAGCGTTGGATTGAGGGATGGAAAATAGCGTGTATGTGCTGTTATACGCTGCCTTTATTACTAATTTAAAAAACAAAAAATATGAACGCAAAAGAAAGAGCAAAAGAGATTTACTGTAAATACACAGAGATTCTTAACATAAGAGATTTGCAAACAACTGCTAATCCATTTGCCAAACAATGTGCATTGATAGCAGTTGATGAAATATTAAATTCAAGACCATTAGACCCAAACTATGTTGATTGGGATGATTGTGGAGCGACACATCAATATTGGTATGAAGCACAAAAAGAAGAAGCACTTGAATTTTGGAATAATGTCAAGTCGGAGTTGCAGTCTTTGTAAGGTTGCGTATAACGCAAAGATTGGCGCAGTTTCAATTGCGCTAATCGACCGTTAACAGCCCGTTTTAATGGGCTATGCAGCTAACTTATCCTGAATCTTTTTCGGCAAATCGCTTAGTTTTTGATAGCCTTCATTAATAGCCCTTCGTATATCCTCAATCGGCACTCTATCAACAGGTACGGCCATTAGTATATGGTTGCAGTTATAACCACCCAAGTAAGCGAAAATCGTAATGGGATTAGTGTTTCTGTTTTTGCCCTGCCAACTTTCACCCGCCCACGAGCGTACTTCGTTTTCGTGAAAGTAACCGCCCTGTCTTTTTAAGCAAAACGGCCTTGTCGTATCCATGTTTGCGCCCGAATACCGATACCATTTAATACCGAATGTCTTATTTATGTTTTCCGAATACACACGGTTCTGAACGGCAAACGCATCTTTGGCATTTTGCCGGCCATATCTTAATAGCACACCGTCAACATCGGCATTCCCGACTGTTGAAGTCCTGACCGCCTTAACCACGTCCGAAAATTTGCTCCCCGTTGCGATGCTCGTTTCGATTGCTGCCGTAAATTCAGCCTTATAGGCATTAACAGCCCCTTCGCCCATAACACGCAAAGCCGCTGACCTTGTGTTATTGAACACAATATCAAACTGGCCTAAATCGGCATCGTCCAATATAAGCCTATACAGCGTATCGGTTGCCGCCCGTTGTTCGGCCATGTCAAGCCCGTACTTTCTTAGCGCATTACGGTATCCTGACTGGTACGTTATATCTTCAAGTTTGCGTGTTATGTCGTTTGTGATTGCAAAGTTGTTGCCGTTTGGCAGCACGTTTCCGAACTCGTCTAACTCCAAGTCGTCAAGCATTGGCAAAACTTCTTCAAGTATGCGCTTTTCAATTTTATTTACCGCATTAATAAAGTTGTCCGGGTACTTGTCCAGTCCTTCAGTTATTTTTTTTACGCTGCTTTCGTAACTCATTTTCTGTAACCCGTTCTAAATGGTTGTTGGTACGGCACTACCAATGCCGTTATTTTTTGCAGCGAAGTATCCTCGCTTGATTGCTGCTCAAAAGAATCTATACATACATATCTTTTGCCGCCAATCTGAACATCTGAATGTCTGAGTGCAACATGAATGGCATTGGCTAAGTATGGCGGTATATACCCGGTTACAAATTCCTGAATATTGTCCAATTTTGAATAAATGGCCTCGGTCGTTCCGGTAGTGTCCAGGTTAACAACTAAATCAGTATCCCTAACCTTTGAATTTCGTAGCTTGCCGCAAACGTTTATGAAGTTTCTAAAATCCGAATCATGCTCATACTCGAATCCGAATGAGTTTACATCGTTTCGGTAACTGATTGAAACCTCGCATTCATCAGGCGTGCATACGCATAGTTTTTCCGTTATTGCCAAATCCTCATATTGGGTTTCGGTATATTTTACGGTCAAATTGTCAAGTTCGAGTGTGGTTGTGCCGCTTGCAATCAACTTGAATGCCCCCGTACAATCGGCCGGGCTTGTTACTTCAATTGAGTAATTGCCCGTTCCCGTTATATTCACACCCTGTTGCTCGCCGAATACATCTATAACAATGTCGCCGCCCGTGTAGGCCGTTACCTCAAATTGAATTTCATACTCAACTCCACACAATGCAGGGCAGTTCAATTCACCTACATACTCGGCATATTCACCATTTGAGGCCGCTTTAAATTGGAGTGTATTATTACTTGCGTTTCTTTCAATTGTGGCAGGGTCGCTGCTTTCCCAGCCGTTGAAACTCTCAAACGTCCCGTTTTGGATTATATTTAATTCAGTACACGGGTAAGCCCTTTGCAAAGACCAATAAAAACATTGGCATTCGTTGAATAAAGATAAATATTGCACCGGGTTATCAAACGTCAAAACACCTGATTTCAAAGCGTCCGCATTAAAAGAGGACAATGTAAGTGGGAAAGAAAATAAGCCCGTTAAATCACCGCTCATAATGCTGATTGTGTAATCTGTCAATAATTTATAACCCTCAAACCGGTCAACTTCCAAGCACCCTATGAAGTTTTGCGCCGCCGAACTTTCAAACGTTATACTCGTTCCGTTGCTTACACCGTAGAACTCATGTAATCCGTTTGCGGATAAAGTTCCCACGCTGTTTGTCCCAAACTTAACCGTTAATTCACCGCCCTGATAATTTCTTACATACACGGCTACATAATAAGCGGTATTATTGTTTATGGATAACGGTAGTGAAATGCTATTCAACGAAGCGGCCGAAGGTCTGCAAAAGGAAAGCCCGTATGTATGTAAGTTGGTAACGTTCCATCCTCCCGTAGTTGTATAACTGAAAAGATTAACGGTTTGGCCTATAAGAAAAATATCATCGCTAACACTCACTATATTTCCAGAATCAATGCCTGTTATATATGTGCTTGCGCCGGTAGACGCATTATATAACAAGCCGCCAACCGTTGCGGCCGTTCCTATTCCTGTGGCCTCACACTTGCCTGCTGTTGTTGCCGTTGTTACGGCTATAAATATGGCATCGGTAGCCATAATCTGGCCTGGTATCATAGCCGGCCTGAATTGCAAGTTTGTTATATCGGTGAAATAAACCTTCCGACAATATCCCTCATCATGTTCACCGCATGATTTTCTGAATGTTTCAAAATCGGTTTTCCCAAAATCAGAAAACGGCATCCAGCCTAAAGGGTCATTTGGGATTACTTCTATGTTTGGGCGAAATGGCATTTTAGCAGTTTTTTGATAGTAATTTAATTGTGGCCTGTCCTGTGGTTATGTTTCTTTCAAGTTCAATATGCTTACCTGTTATGTTTTTAAAAGAATTTGGTAAAAATATCTTAGAAAACTGATTTGCCCGCACATCTTTTATTTGCTCATGTGTTATAATCCCATCGGCGGTAAACTCATACGGATACTTTCCGCAAAGTTCATCGTTTATAACATCGTAAAAAATATCATTCAAACCCGGCTTAACAAGCTGAAAGCAACCCGGCTGTATTTCCGTTCCAGCCAAACCATTATTGTATAAAACAAAGAATCCAAGCCCGTAAAATGGCATATTCAGCCACTCCCCGTTATACTCTACCGTTTCGCCTGGGTTTATTGTTCTTGAAACAGCCCCGGAATAGTTCCCCACAGGCGGCGGCGATGCACTCCAACCCGAATCTATCCATGATAATATTGCTGCTATGTAATATCCGGGGTATTCATCGTAAAAGTCTTGCGAAGGCCACCCGTTATATTGGAGTTGCAAATTAACTGGCGAGCCGCTAATGTTTTTCAGAATCAGCTTTGTGGTTATATTGAATAATCCGCCCGGAAAATCAGCCGGAAATAGCAAGCACCCCTCGTTTAAGAATGTAGGGTGCTGGTATCCGCATGGGTCTATAACTTCGTCAAATAATACTGCCCCCGATATAACCATAGGGCTGTTTGTTTTACTAAGCATTTCGCATTGGTACAGATAATCCGGCTCGGCAAAACATATTTCCGAAAGCCATCTTGAAAGAATCTTGCCGTTTGTAAACTCCTTATTCCAATACCCGTTCATAGGTAGCGTGGTTGATGGAGGAATCCACGGGAAGTTAGGTATTTGTTCCCACTTGCTTGAATCATTTGTTATGAAAACATCATCATCAAAATCAGTATTATCGGGGTTGTTCAAGCATTGTGAAATGCAGTTAATATCAGTTATTAATCTTGACATTCTCAAGTCAAGCGTATCGGCGTTATTGCAAGTTGTTGTTATTGCTACGCTATCCTTCCGGCTATATCCGAGCATATACTCATTCAGGAAGGAATAAAACCAGTTATCAGCTGAATCAACCGGCACGCCTTCATCAGATGTGTTTATATTTGCGTTTTTTAGGCTACCAAAATCAACCTTTGAATAGTAAGCCTTTTGGTTGCCCGTAAGAATTATGTTTTGAAGGCTGCTTAACTCGATTAAACCTGAGTTGTTTTCAAAATATTCAAACGGTTCAACCTTAAATGTTATTTGCCCGTTATTGTCGTAAAAATACCCGTACAGGTGGAATAGCTTATGCAAATCAGTCATTAATTCACGAAACGACATTTCTGGAAAGGTCAAAGTTCCGTTTCTCATGGTCTTTCCTGACATTAACCATGCATCAGTTGCGGCTGTATTTGTGGTTATAAAATCACTTTCAAAAAGTATTGAATTATCTGAAAGCCAATCCAAATGGAACTGAAATAGGTTTTCAATTTTTACGCCCTTTCGATTGTTAAAATCATTGTTCAGGCTGTCTTTTACCTGAACAGCACCGTTATATATAAGCGGTGTTATCGGCTGCCCGTTCTTGGTTGTTACCCAGTTGCAGAATATCTTTGTTTCGGCATTGTTTATCACACGGGCGACAAATGAATTATCTACTACCTCGCAAGTTGCCGTTCTTTGGTCTAAATTAAAATCAATGTCGTTTACGAAAATATATCCGCTGTAAATAAGTTCCCAAGTTGATGAATCCCCGTTTTTTTGATGAACTTCAATGTCTACCAATCCGCATCCGTTATTTTTAGCCAATCCATAAAAATACTCAAAATCTTGGCCAAAAAAGGTTACGCTTCCCGTTATTTCAACAGCAAAAATCTTTAAATCATCTGAGTACTTCCAGTTTTCTGAAAGTGTTTCAATCCCTACGGGTTGATTTATTGAAGGATTGCCGTTTATTAATACTCTTAGCATTTGTGTATATTAATCTTATGCCCATTTGGCCGTTGCTAAGGTACTGCATTTTTTCAAAATAAACAGCAAGTCCGAATCCTTTAATTCTTGCGCCGCTGTACACTTGGTATCCAAAATCAGTAAACCCTTTTTCAACCGGAAATGCAAACAAATACCTTGCACCTAAAAACGGGTTAACTTTTGCTTCTTTTGCTGGCATTAATTCAAGGCCAACGGTAGGGGATATAAATGTTTGTTTTTGTTTGGCCGGGGCGTAAAATATTACTCCCGTGTAAACGCCTATGAAGTTATGCCGGATACCCCCATTGAATCCAATTTTCATAAATCCATCATAACCGAACTCAGATGTAAATACTGATTGCGTTTGCCCAAATGCCCCGATTGAAGCCAAAAGGCAAATAATTAACATTCCCTTTTTCATTGTATCTGTCTTTTTTTGTTTTGTCGCTTGGTGTTCATATAGATACCCTCAAGATATTTATTGCCTTTTTGGGTAGCCATATAAAGCCTTAAATCATCAAAACCCGTGCCAGTTCCAAATATTGCGGCTGCCATGCGCTCCCGTTCTTTTTCAGCCCGTTTTTCTTGTTGCTTGATAATTTGGGGAGCGACAAAGTTTTTAATCAGATAATCGTCAAGTTTGCCGGCTATCCACGCCTGAGCCATGCCGGGGTATTGTGCTTTGTTGTCGGTGGGTATAACAGCCTCCACTTGTTTTCGCCATGCCGCTAACGCATCAACTCCCCGATTATTGTTACCC